CAGCAACCTCGCCATAATACCTCCGCATACCCCTGGATTGGATTTCAAGACCCCCACCGGGGCCCCGGTCAAAACGTTTGACTCCGCCAGAGTTGCGCACATAGCTCTGGTAAAACTCCTGCATAACAGGTATTCCGCCAGCCAAACTAAGTCCGCACTCTCCAACCGAAGCCATCCACCTTTTCCAGTGCCTTTCACTCTCGAATCTAGTAAGACTTACGGTATCCTTAACCATGGCTGTTTGTGGGCGTCGCACCATAATGTAACCCTGAGGTGTCCACACTGGTGACCCCTGACAGAAATCAATGTGTTCCAATTCGTAGACGGCTTTCTCAACCACCATGGTGAAACCTTTACGCTGGAAATAACCAGCTATCGTAGACTCCACCAGATGTTGATGCTCCCGCTCCATCATTAAAACACAGTCATCTCCATCATTAACAAACTCGCAGTCTATGCCCAAAGATCGGACATAGGCTAGGAACATGACACACATAAGTAGGGTGTTGCCGCCACCAGTATTGGGGACACCAGACTTCCTACCACCTGTGGTTGTGAACCTAACCTGTCCATTCTCGCACCGACCAACGCCACTACCGATAAGCTGTAGATCCAACAGCATTGACATCTCTTTCCTCTCCTCAGGACAGGTACACAACGAAAGGTAGAAGTCAAACTCCCGCCTCAACGCCATCAAAGAAACATGTTGATCAAACCGACTCGCGTCAGCCATCAGCGCACATGGATTCTTAAACCTGCCCCACTTCTTAGCGATCAGCCTCCCCCTACGAGAGGCGTTTAACCCCTTACAAACAACCCTTGAACGCCACGTTTTGTCCAATGCCCTAATGAAACTATGCTCTCGATGTGCATAGTGCCTACCTAACGCCACGACGTACCTAGGCCCATAGGACGATATGAGCCTAGGAACGGGATCCGACTTCTGTGTCAAGTTGAGCTTGTCAGCCTTGACAAATGCAGTGATCATAGCATCCTTTACGCTGATTGGCAGTGACATCAAAGATGTCACTGCATTCCTATACATGCTGCGTTTTTTCGCGTCACTGTAACGTTCTGGAAATTCATCCAAAGTCAGTGAAGGGAACCTAGCGCAGTTGCGGGAGACCTCACGAAATATGGGGTCACAATCATTAAAGGCATCACTAGTCGGTTCGGGTGGAGGACAGAACTCACCATCTGCCCCTTTGACGAAATACACCCGCTCTAAGAGAGCCCGTTCGAGATTAACCATCGAGGAGTTGTGCACTGTAACCGCAGAGTGGGGCGCAAGCCTACCTACCTGAGAAATAGTTCTACCGTCACGTCTGGATACCCACCGTTTAGCTCCGACCATCCGAGGCTTGCCTTTCTCATCCAATGCCACTGGAGCACGGGATGGTAATGAGTCAAGCCCGCGGAGCTTCACAGGGCCCCACTAAGCCTCCGCTTGCGCGGCCGCTTGGCCCCAGTGGAAGTACTTCGCTTCATACTTCCGTACTGAGGTCTTGAAGATGTCGGTATTGG